GGATTATTCCGATGTCCAATAGATTCTATACCTAAACGATGCGATTTCTAACATCGTAGTTTGATGAACTAACCCTGTCGTGATCTGCGCCCTTCATTTATTATGAAATTTAATTTCTCTAAATGGGGCTTCAATTACAAACAGTTGAGTGACATGATCAGTGTAAAAGCTGGTCCTTCTATGGCGTTTCCTAATTTATTAGGTAAACTTAAAGCCATAGTTGGAGGACGAGTTTCGAAAAGTTTCTTTTCTATATGCGTGAACATTCACACACAGTTAAAACACATCCTAAACACTCAAGGTGCTTATGGACTTATTGTGTATTTAAAAGCTGCGCAAATTTCACTACAACAAGCGTCAAGCGGATATAAAGTTCGGGATATGAAGCCTTTCGGGGCTAAAATATCAAGAACAAAAGGATCCTTATTGCCTAGAATTATTCCGGCTCCTCATAGAGTTATTATAAATAATAACCTAAGTGGGAAATACTTTTTAATTAAGTTCTATCTGACTCTATTCTATATGTATAGAGTTATTGAAGTTCCTAAATATAAAGTAAATCTATCTACAATCCTGAATCCAGGTGTAGATGAACCGAAACAATTTATCCCTTCAAGATATTATCTAATGTTCTTGAATGTGTTTATCAAAGATGATAAGATCTTTTTAGATCCTCTTAAATTCTTAAGAGACCATTCAAAATTATTTACTATCTTGAAGTCTTCTCCTTCTAACTTCAGTGTAAACGACCATAATTTATGGTCTACTCATCCATTAGTGATGTTTAGAAGTATGTCGGCCCTAGTTGGTTCGAATGTTTTCGAACCATTCCAGGTTTTAGCTCAATCATACTTTCCTAAACTGCAAGAATTTGCAGATATGTGGAGAGAGAATGAACATTTAGTTCATATGACTAAACCAGGATTACCGCTAGGTAAGCTGTCGTTTAAGGAAGAAGCGGCTGGTAAATTAAGGGTGTTTGCACTGGTAGATAATTTTACTCAGTGGTTACTTTATCCTCTCCATAAATTGATATTCACTATTTTAAAGCGAATACCTATGGACGGAACCTTTAACCAATTAAGACCTGTTCACCGACTTCTTAGACAAGGACATAAAGAATTTTATTCTTTAGATCTTTCCGCTGCTACTGATAGATTACCATTAAGTATTCAATCTGAATTACTGAATCGATTAGTTTGGCAAGTTCCCGGATTCGGGGACCTCTGGGCAAAACTTCTCGTAGGAAGACCTTACTTATTTAAAGCTAATCCAAAATACGATAACTCAAAACATGGATTATCTGGAAAAGTTTTCTATAAAGTCGGTCAACCGATGGGAGCTCTATCTAGCTGGGCGATGTTGGCCTTAACTCACCATTTCTTGGTTCAAGTTTCGGCTTGGCTGATCGGCTGGGTAAAACCAGGGAGTCTCTATACTAATTACGCCTTATTAGGTGATGATTTAGTTATAGTAGATGGACCTGTTGCTCACTCATATCTTAGACTTATGTCTTCGATTGGAGTGGCAATCAATCTGAACAAATCAATCCTATCTCCAAAAGGATTAGGATTAGAATTTGCCAAAAGAACCTTCATTGAAGGTGTGGATGTTAGTCCACTCTCACTTAGAGATCTATCATTGAGTTTGACACCAGGCTCTGTAAGCCAATGGGTGGCTTTTAGCAAAGCTCACAATCTAAGTTTCTTACAACAAGGTCATATTCTTGGATATGGATATCAAGCCATCAGTAAAGCATATAGTTCTTTGAATAACGCACTTAAAGTGGTTTTCTTAGCTAACATTGCTAAAGTAGACTTTAACACAGATATGATTAATCTAGTGAGAAAAGTCCCTGTTGACTTAGATATGAACTTAGTCCCTTTTAGAGACTCAGTTCTATTACCTATCCAAAAAGACTTGTATAAAGAATTCGGTGACAATACTGTAGAACTATCTGTCGAAGATAGAATCTACGTCGCCGAAGCAAACGCTACCGAATGGGTTGCGGATTGGATCAGTTCTCATTACCCTCATATGGACTTTGTCCTTGACAAACATATGGAAAT